TTTTCGCGGCGGCGCTGGTATACTCTTTCCATTGCACCGGGCTTACGTATAACAGTATCATAACAGAGCTTGCACACTATGCGGTCATGCCTGTAATACTTTACAGGCTTACCACATACTCTACAAATACCGTATTCAAAACGAGTACCACATACGGGACACTTTGTACGTTTGTCCCGTATGTCGAGTACCCACCCGCAATTATTACAGGTCTTTGTAGTCATACTTAACTACAGGGATTATATGTGGTACAGACATCAGCACATCGAAGCCAGTGCATATACGCTCAAATGTTTCGTAATCTGTGATGTAGTCTTCACCACGTCTTGTGGCACGGCGCCACAGTGTTTTAGGTTTATCTGTGCAGTAGATAATCATAGCGCCATTCTTTGCAAGCTTTTCTTCAAGCAGATACATCTCAGGATATGAGATTACTGAGGCATCACGCATTACCGGACCATACACCATCTCTGAATACCAGCAACGGTCAAAAATCATATTCTTACCGTTGTCGATAGCTGCAAGGTACTGTCCCATCATACGCTTCTTTTCTTCTTCAGTCTTAGGCTGAGAACGATGAACTACAGGATATCCTGTCTGCTTTGAAAGCTTTTCTGCCAGTGTAGATTTACCGGAACCGTCAGGTCCTTCTATAATAAAAATCATTGTTGTCTCCTTTATTCATTCAGTACTACAAGTAATATTATCGCCATAAGTAGCAATAGCAGTACTTCCATTATTTATTCACATCCTTAGCAATGCTTCCATTGCTTTTCTCATCACCTAACAATGGCCACTTGTCTCTGATGATGATACGAGGAATCGAAGCGGAGCTTATAGACTTAAGGTATTTCTTCATAGGGTCACCGCAGCACAGCTTACCCTCACGGCAGATACCATACATACAGTCAGGTCCAGCGTACTTGAACATCTCTTCACCGCCGTCTGTCTTAAGCAACTCTTCCCATATGCGCAAGGCTACATACTGTGTTTCTACGGTGTTCCTGTTGCAAGTACGTGTCTTAATAAAATGAAGCCAAGCTTCATGGTTGCCCTGCATAACGAGAATATTGCGGAGGCCATGTGGCGCCACGTAACCAGCTGTATCATTGTCAAGTTCCATAGACAGTACCTTGTAGACATCCATAGCTTCTTTACAAGTCTCAAGATACAAGTTAGTTATAAGATTAGGACAGCAATCGTTATGGTCCTTAACATCCGCTTCCATTATTGAGTAGGGAATTACAAAGGCAGCTGTATCTCCATAGTCACTATACTGAAGTGATGCAGATACATAGTTAAAGCCAACCTGATTAGTTCTTGCCTGAGCGAGGAAGCGACGTGATGCACCTACAATAGCTATTGTTATAGGCGTGAATCTCTTGATAGTACCATGCAGGTCCATCTTCATAAGAGCATCAGCAAACTTGCCGCTTACAGGACTTCCAAGTAAATCCTTGATGTCCTGAAGGCTCCTGATGTTATGCCCACGCTGAGTGAGACGGGCTAAAAAGCCCATCGTCTCAAGCGCATTACCGTGTTCAGCTATTACACCAACTTCAATATTACGCAAGCTCAAGCACCTCCAAGATTTCTTTACGAGTCTCTTCAGGATATTCATTGATAAGTTCTACAAAGCGTGTATTGAGCATTCTGATTGCCTGACCAAGTGTAACAGGGTCAGTGTTATAGAACAGGTCTGTAGAACCATCTTCGCCGTTTATAATCGCAATGAAGTCTGTGCTCTTTGTAGTCTCACCGTCCATAACAATGGTGCAAGATGATTCAGAGTTCATAACTTCTTCTACTGACTGGTCTCTGTAGCTTACATCAGCAGTATATCCTTCGTCCTGTCTACGATGATTTTCTTTGTTCTTCATCATATACATATAATGAACTTCATCAGCTGTCATACCGGCACAGAGAAGGAGATTTACGAAGAAGTGCAAGCTGTCAATAAGTTCCATGCGAACTTTCTGCCATGCCACAGCAACTTCCTCTTCGCTCATCTTATCATAGTTTTTCCAAAGCTTATAGTAAGGCATTTCATAAAGCGCCTCAGCAACCTCATCAGCAAGATAACCGCGGTGGTTACGCATAAAGTCTGCTCTTTCTTCAAGAGTCATATTACTGAAATCTGTGCCAAGTCTCTTCTGCAACTCAGCCTGCTTTTTCATAATCTGTTCAAGTTTATCCATAGTTAGTTCTCCAATCCTTTTATGGTCATTACTCGGAAGTTAGTAGTCTTCTTACACTTCTCGTATATTTCAGGGAAGTCGCTCTTAAGCACCGCCGTATCAACTCTTGTCTGGGAACGAGGTGACCACTTAATCGTGTAATCACGACAGTAGCCTATCTCATGCTCCTGCAAACGGTCCTTAAGACGATTCTGTGCTTCTTCCATTGTAGCTGTAAGCTCTTTAATTTTCTGCTTACATTCAAATACTGTACGAGCGAGCTCATTCTCTGTATCACCAGCAAGCGTTATCTCAGAATTCTTTTCTACTTCTGCATAAGTGATGTTAGCGAACTCTGTATCTGTTGCCTGTAACTCAGGCTCTTTAAGAGCGAGCACATTGTTAAACCAGAATTCCTTAGCAGCAGGTAACAATGTCTGCTCAATGAGCTCGTCGTTTCTACAAACTTCATAGTAGTAGAATTTGTTACCACCTACAAGACATGCAAATGCTCCATACTTAAGGTCAAGTATGTGCAAGTACCAGTTAAGCTGGTATACGTATGATAACAAGATATCACCGTTTTCCCATTCTTCATTATTGTACTCACTTGTAGTTTTACACTCAAGAATACCGTAAGGCTTTCCTTCGTCATCTACAATTAGTCTGTCAACATTAGCTCTCATCCAATGGAAGTCTTTGTGAGCGAATGTAGCACCGACGTCAAGTAACTTCTTACCTGTACGTCTTGCGTATTCATCAGCAACTATAGGCTCAAGCAAATGCCCAAAGTGCATACGCTCCTGTGAGGCGGCGCCGGGCTTAAGTGCATCCTCATACTGACCTGTCTTGCTGAAGTATATCTGTCTTGCGGAAGAGAATGGGCTTACTCCGCATATAGCACCTATATCAGACCCGCCTATACCTTTGTTACGGGTAGCGAGCCATTCTTTTTCATCATCCTGCTGCGATACTGTAGAAACTACAACAACATTAGGAAGATAAGCAAGCAATTCTTTAGTTATCATTTCTTATTCTCCTTGTGAGCTAACATCTGCTCTATTTTCTTGTAGCATTCTTTGCATACATCAAAGTAGTCTTCTGGTGAACACCTGAATTCCGTGGCGCAGGTCATTTGGTGCACGCGTACGTGCACCGTATCCTTAATAGCCTTTACTTCGCCGCAGCACTCACATACAACTGCTGCTGCCATATTACACCACCATAATGTTCTGCATTACGATGTTTGTATTTGTCTTAAGACGCATATCATCATCGTAAGCATTGAGAATGTACTCAATCTTTTCTTTGATGTTACAGTTGTTAACAGCAAGCTCTATAGCTCCAGTAGGAAGCTTAACAGCTGTAATCAAATAAGTGGGCTCAAAAGGCTGAAGATTCTCACAGCCTTCTACAAGCATGTCTTCTGTGATGTCAGACTTTACGCCCATGCAAGCAAGCATCTGTCTGAGGTAGTAGCGAATTTCATTTTCCATATTTTACTCCTTGTAATACGTGTGGCTTAATAGTCTCCAGAGTATATATCGCGAACTCTAAGCCGCGCATATACCCTGAAGGCTTCTCTGATGTAGGTTTCTGTCTTGCCTTAGCAGCTTCAAGCTCAGCGCTAAGTTTATCGTGTATACGCAAATACTCTGCGTCTGTTATACCTACTATGACTCCATCTGTAGGTATTTCTTTTTTCTTGAAAAGTTTTCTAAGCTTCTTCATATCTTTAATAGCCTGCATCGCCATAATAATCTTTTCTGGCGAGGTCAATCTCCTGTTTAGTAACTGGGTTATTTACAAGGCTCTCAAGCAATTCAGTACCAAGAGGCAAACGCCTGTAGTCTCCACGAAGTTTATCTACAAGATGATTGTTTGTCATAAACTTAAGAAGCAAACGTAAGTCATCTTTGCTTAAACCTGTGTAGTCTTCAAGTGTAGCTCTACTAAAGTACGGTAACTGATAGAGTACCTTTGCCATTTCATTAAAGTCTGTGATAGGTAACATCAAGAAGCTATTACGTAACTTAGTCAAGTTATCATCGGAAGCATCTGATGTAATTCTATCCTGTTCACTAAGCTTATCATAACCGAAGCTCTTAGTGCAATAAAGCTGGTTCATAAAGTCAACTACAAAGTCAACATGCTCTGGCTTTACAATAACCTTTTCGCCAGTCTCATCTGATGAAAATACACAACAAGCCGCGGCGACGCTGAGGCGAGCGATTTTGATACGCTGGTCAGCAGCCTCAACTATTGGCACTGACGACGAATATTTAGCGCCCATCTCTGTTGCTTTTTCAAGGATGCGTTCCGTTGCTTCATTTGTGAAGATGACATCGTCAGGTTTCCTGCTCCATGCCCACAAGGTCCGTACATTACAAGCATCCGACGTGTACACGTGTGGCACTTCCGGAATATCTTTGATTGACTTATTAACGAGCGCCGGGTCGACGTCACCACTTGCAACCGACATTGCCAAATCGAGTCGACGAACGTCTTCAGCTTTTCCCATGAGCTTAAGAACTGCAGAGACTCCATAAGTCTCTGAGTTAAGCTGTCGTCCGTTTCTTGGGTTACTGATATAAATTGCTCTTGTCCTGCTTGTAGTTTCAGCTGTAATGACTCCAGTAGCTTTTGCCACGCCTGAACTGCGGACGTCTGACATAACTGCCAAATCTTCTTCAGAGAGTCCAGACAGCTCATCAATCGTAAGAAGGCCTCCGTCGTTAAGAGGGAACGCTCCCCATACGAGGAACCATCTTTTGTTATTCTGCTGCATACTGTACACAAGTCCTGTACGCTTTGATGACTCTCCTGAATGTATCTCTCCAAGTCTGTAATGGTGCATTATCCTTTCTACAATTGTAGTTTTAGCCTGACCTGAGTCTCCAATAATAAGCAACTCGCCCCAGCCCCTCTTTACATACTGCTCCTGAAAATAGAAGTTCAAAACGGTATGGTAGATAAGGTCTACAGCAAATGCTACAGGACGTCTCTCCCAGATAAACGTAACGTTTCTCTCAAGGTCCGCATGTATCTCATTGAACTTATCAAGTACTGACTGGCCAGGTTTCTGCTTGAATAAAGACAAATAGTGCATAGCTTCTTCATCAAGCTCAAAGTCACTTATTAAGTCTTTTTCAGGTATTGCCTGGTCAAACACATATGTGGCGTACTGTGTGTTGGGTTCTGGATACATGTAACCAGCAAGGGTGTAACGCCTGTTGGTCTTCAAGTTGTTGCCTACATAGTAGCCAGAACGTACAACATATTCGTGCTCTTTTGAAAAGCCGAAATTAGCTTCTGCTTTAGGTATTAACCTAAGCTCTTCTAAGTTCATACTATCAGGCACTTCTACTTTGCAGTCCATACAAGTAGGGTGAACTCCTAACAGTTCCCTGATGCGTTTCTGCTGCTGGCTATCAGGACACTTGATTAGCTTCATTACGCCGGGGTCTCTTGACGTTAGCTCACAGATAATCTCACCGGCATTGACGGATAAACTACAAGAGCTGCACTTCTTACCTTCGCCCGCAGAGTCACCACAACGTGCTTTGATAACCTTTGGACAAACATAAGGTGTGGTATCTTTACCACTTACCATTACAGGTACACGGATACGTTTATTCACATACTGCGCGTCGGCACTGAGCGATAAGTGAACCTCTGTAGCTTCGCTCTCATCTGCAAGTCTTGCTTCAATTAAGGACTCGTCAACGTACTTTGTAGCATTGTCAAGAAGACTCTGGAAATCTTCTGCCGATAAGCCACACTTCACGAAGAAGTCTGTAATGTCGCCTTTGACAGGAAAGTTCTCAGGCCAATTGATTGTGTATACATCTACAACGTGATACAGTTTCTCGCAGAGCTTTCTTGTAGCATTGCGACCTGCTTCATCGTTGTCCTGTACAATGTATACTTTCTTTTTGTTTCTAAATAGTTTGGACCATTCAGGTTTCCAAGTACCTGCACCACTTGTAGCACACGCGCACGGAAAACCACGCTGTTCCCCAGATAAACGGTCCATTTCACCTTCACACCAAACGATGTAGTCTACACTATCGTCAAGTATGCGGTCAATACCGAATATACGAACTTCACCATAGGCATTGTTGTACTCATCTACGTAGTTAAGCACTTTCCACTGGTCTTCGTTAGAATTCCACTTGTATCTTCTGAAGTTTACAAGTGTATTGAATTCGTCATATATCGGTATAGTTATGCGTTCTCCATCCCAGCCTAACTGAAAATCTACAAGCGTCTTATCTGTTAAACCGCGACGGTCACGAAGCATATCACGTAGTGGTCCAGTCAATGACATCAAACGTTCGTGATAAGCACGTACAAGGCCCGGCTCGATGTCGGGTCTTGCAGGTTTTGAACCATCAGGTCTTGGTATCTTCAAAGCATCTCCTAAAGCAAACCAAGCTTCTTCGTTTGACAAGCCATTGAGCAGCTTGTACATTGTAAACACATTACCCTTTGAATGACATGAGTTACAATACCAAACACCTTTGGCGAGGTTTACTGTAAGAGATGGATTGTTGTCTGTCTGTCCTTCATGTAAATCTTTGAAAGGACATTCAGCTTTTATTTCAGTGCCACGACGCTGTACATTACTTAAGGCATTAAGGAAAAACGCTTCGTTATCTATTTCAGCTAATATGCGATTTTTATAATCTCGCCACTGCACGTTTTACTCTCCTCCAAGTAGCCTAAATTAAAACTCTGTTGCCTCTGTATTTACAGTAGGTGCTGCGTCAGTCATATCACTGGCACCGTTATCATCCATATCATAAGACATGTTCTGAATGTCGTTACGATACAACATATAGAGATTGTAAGCAAACTCACGGTCTGCTTCACCTGTAGGTCCTGCTGCAGTCATAACAGGAACATACCATTCATTGTTGCCCTTAACCATAAGTTTCTCGGACAAAGTGTAACCGTAGTTCCACATATTCTGCATTGTTACCTTTGCAAGGCTATAAAGCTTCTTACCTTCGTTGTAGCTTGTCTTAGAGAAGCTGAGAATGATAGGAGCTCTCTCACCTTCAAAGAAGCCAAAGAAGTTAATGTACTTTGTACATGTAGGAATAGCCTCTTTACCCTGCTTTGTATTATCAAACTCGCAGCGGCGGCACTGCTGACACATAATTGTCTTATCGTCTGATGTTTTGCCGACTCTGGCATCGCGTGCCATACAATGGATTCCGCCGCCTTCAGAACGGTCTTTCCACCATACATTGTTGTTGAACTTAAACACAGGAATGAACTTCTTGCCGTTCAACTTTTCTTTTGTAAGAGAGTTGATAATATCACCCTCTTCTGCTATCTTCTCTTTACGCTCAGGGCTCAAGGTCTGAATAACCTTTACACGAGGAATGATTATATCATCGGATTCCTCATCTTCGAAGCCCATAGGAGCTTCATTACTTGCTTTGTCAAGCATACTCTGATTTCTTGCTGTTAACTCGTTGCTCATAGTTGTTTGTTCCTTTCTTTATTTAAACAGAGTCACCCCTGTTATATTATATATTATATCATAAAATAGGTAAAAAGTAAATATCAGATTTTACGGTCCGCAGACTCTACCACGGATGTAGCTATAGCATCTACAACGACATTGGCAACTACAAAGTCCTTAAGAATTTCACTCGAGAGCTCGAATCCGTTATTCTTAAGTGACAATTCTTGCGCAACCTTAATGATGTCACTTTTAGATGTTTTAAGCTGGTCATACTTTTCTCTTACCTTACTCTGCAGAAGTGACCCTGTAGGGTCCACTCTAAGCAAACTCTCAGCTGTTACTTTACCAAAAGGTATAACGTGACCTTTGATGTGATAGAATGTTGTATCTATACCTCTAAAGTCACAGCGGCGCTTCGCCACCATAACCTCTCGCCAAATGTCAGCATTCTTTACAGTCTCACCTGTAGATGTATACCAACCGTTAGCAGCCCACTTATCATACCATACCTTAGTCATGGCATTGAATAAGTATTCTGAGTCAGTAATAATCTGAGACTCTTGGCCTGAAGCGTGTATATAGTCTAATGCTGTAAGCAAGGCAAGCAACTCACCACGCTGATTAGTAGAACCGTGCTCATAGTTAGACCGTGTATCTGTAGCTACAAGCACTCCATCTTTATACTGCTGGATAAATACGCCACCGGAAGATACACAGTCAGGTTTACCGTTTCGTCTACACGCACCATCTATTGCTATACGAAGCATTATTCCACCTCGCCAACAAAGCGCTTGAATATAGGACAGTTAAGGCTTATCATACCCTGAGCATTCTTGGACTCACCGAATGTTTCAACTTCAACCTTACGTCCGATGAACATATCAGGGTTATCCCAGATATAACGACGCTGGTCATCTGTGAAGCCGGAGCCAACACCTACAAAGCTTCCTTTGTAGTTAACAACGATAGCTCCAAGGGAGTCTTCATACTTGTTTGTACCTTCAAGAAGGTCTACAACTTCAAGTATATGCTCTTCAGTATGCTTAACTTTAAGAAGATGCTTTGAGCGCTTAACTTCATACGGTCCCATCTCAGTGTTGAGCATGATACCTTCACCGCCTCTTGCCCAAATAGCTTCTACAATAGGTGTTGCTTCTACAAGGCTGTTTACCTTACCAAGGATAGGCACAGGGGCGATGTGCTGAAGACTTTCATCAATGCCGAATGCAAGCATACGTGTAACCCAGTTGCCTTCATCTATGTGGCAGATGCTTTCGTCTCTAAGTGTTGCACCAAGACGTATTTTACGTTCTATGGCAGGAATCTTGCAATATCCAGCATAGAAGTCACTCACAGGCACCATATCAAAGATATTGAAGGTAAGACCTGTCTTAGCACCCTTCATGTTTGCAAGTGAGTTAGTTGCCTGACGCTGGGCTATTGAGTCAGTAAAAGTACCTTTAGCAAGAAGTTCACCGTCATACATAAAGTTATCAGGTAAGTACTTGGCTTCTTCAAGTATTTCTACAAGACCTGTGTCTTCGTGTCCGCTGCGGCTAAAGAACCTACAAACACCATTCTCTTTTACAAGCATGCGGCGTACACCGTCAAGCTTTTCCGTAACTATGCAGGGCCACTTTGTTTTTTCGTGTCCTACATTCTCATAGAGTGTGCCGAGCATGCAACCTGTTTTTGGGATGAAGTCATCACCATATACTTTGTTCAACGAGGTCGCAGTAACACCTATCTTGAGGTTCTGCGTTACAATTGCGCCAGCCAATCTCATAGCGTCTTCGCCGTGCATTTCTCTACAGGATGCTAAGAAGTCTCTTGCAAACAACAGGTCGGCGTCAGTGCCTGTCTGATGTGTGCTAAAATACTGTAATGCTTCCTGCAATGTGATATCTCTTCTCATAGGCTGTGCGCCCATTGCTCTCGCAAGCTTTGCATCAGAGATACCTGTCTTACTGTACGGATTGTAGATGAACTTAAGAACATCTTTCAGTCCCGGAACACCTTCATACCGTTTAAGTAAATAGATTTTGTCATTAGAACTACGGGATATACCGATTATCTTAATGACACGAGCTATTTCTCGCATAGATAATCCTCCATTTCTTTTTTGAATTTATGTTTGAACACACATAACGTGCGACTAACATGCGCTTGTGATGTTTGGGCTTCTCTTGCTAAATCTACTTGTCTTATTGTAAAGTCTGACTCACGCCATATTCTTATAATAGTTTTAGATATTTCATTTGGAAGCTTATCATATACTTTATCAAAAGCTAACCATATCATATCATTAAGTTCTCTAGCTAGATAAGCCGTTTCAGCTGTCTCATTGGTAGTAAGTGTATCAGCGATAGTTATTTCTGTACAATCATTTACAGGCTCTTCAAAAGATACAACCTGTAGTTTCTCATCCCTTGCCTTCTCACGCAAGTACCATACAATAGTATTGTAGATACAGGATGAAGCATATGTGGAGAAAGCTACTTTCTTGCTCTTATCATACGTTACTACAGCTCTATGCAATGTTTCAAAAGCATAGCTTATAGCATCATTATCATACGCTAAGTTAAACCTGTGTAGCTGCTTGTAAACAAGTCCTTTATTGTCTTCAATCATTTTCTCTACGTCCACCAAACAGCCCTCCTTTTTGCTTCTTCTACAAGGTCCGCCACCTCCTTAACGGTGCGGCACACGGCGCCTATACCACCTGTTTCTAATATATCTTTTATGAACAACTCTTGGTGCGGGGTTGCGGTGCCTTCGTCATCCTTGAGCTCTGCAACTACAAACAAACCTCTTACATTGATGAACAGGTCGCTGTAGCCTTTATTATATCTGTCGCATACACGAATTACTTTTATACCATCACGCCTCTGAGGTTCTAGCCACTTCATCACTGCATCCAGTAAGTCTGCTTCCTCTTTGAACATGTGGTCTGATGGTGACTTCACCATCTTTGTAGGTAAGCTCAAGTTCATCACCTACCTCTAAGCCCCAGTCAGCTACAACGACACGAGGTATCTGACAAAGAACATTCTTAAGATTCGTAACATTTACTGTCTTGCAAAACTGAACCAATTTTAAGCCTCCTTAAGAACTTGTTTCAATCTATCTTTTAGTACGGCTTCATCTGTGATGCCATCTGCATTGGCCTTAAACCAAGTATCAATAAGTTTTATATAGCGCAAGTCCTGTATATCTGCCATATCAAACTCATCGAGCATATCGTAGATTTTATCTACACAGTTGCTTAGTAGTGCATCTTTAGCTTTTATGGCGTAGTCTACTTTAGTCTGTATTTTCCAAAGCGTGTCAGCAGCTTTATCGGCTCCTAAACAACGTAACAAACCTGCGATAGCATTAAGTGAATTTATATCGAATATATCAAGTTCATCCATTACTCTTTAAGTGCTGCAGCACAGCGCTGCTGGCGTCTCCTTTTCCTTGTAATATATCACGGTATATAACTTCGTCAATAGACTTCTTAGCAAGTAATACATAGTACATACAATGTTCAGGCTGCTTTGACCTATCACCATATATTCTTTCCATACTCTGTTTGAATAGTTCATAACTACAATTCAGTGAGAAGTAGACGCAAATATGACTATTTGTGAGTGTGAGTCCTTTATCGGCCGAAGCTGGGTTAGCGATGAGATACTGTATATCTCCACGTTTAAATTCCTGAATTGCTCTTGATTTATCAGCGAGTGAAGTAGCTCCATATACACATTTACACGAGCTTCCGAGCATATTAGCAATGCTCTCGAACTCTGCGTGGTAGTTTGCCCAGATAAGAACTTGAGCGCTCCCAAAGCTTGTAAGTAAGTCTTTGAGTGCCTCAAACCTGTAATTGTCAAGTGTGTATACTTCTTGCTGGTGTTCTCCATAGAACTTGTTCTCCTTCTTAGCTTGCGTATCGATAACAAAACCAGATGAAACCTGATTAAGTTTATTCATAGTCGCCGCGGCGCTAGCCGCTGTAATCTGCTTGTCACCTATTTCGATATACAATTCATTCTTAAGCTTACGGTAATACTTCTTCAACTCGTCAGGCATCTCAAGCTCTACTTCAACAAATGTACGACCGGGAGTGTCAAGCACATCTTCTTTATCTACATAGATTGCATACTTCTTAATAAGACCTACAAGCTCATCTTTTCTATCAGCTCGCAGTTGTAACTTTTCAAATTGCGGATTGTAGGAAATATTGACAAAGTAATATTCTTTGAACTTAGAGTAGCTACTCGGCATACTGTAGTAGTCAACAGCTCTTAGCTGCATAAAATACTCATACTCACCGTTAGGCGCTGGCGTACCACTAAGAAGATAGAAGCGATTAAGGTTCTGAGCGAAATCTACAAGAGCTTTACTTTGCTGCGACTTATTGGACTTCATATCTGAGCTCTCGTCAACGAAGCAGCCCTCAAATCCAATTTGCTCAAAGTATTCACGGTAAGCTACAAACGATTCTGTGTTTGTGACATAAACTTGTGTACCGTCTACTCTGGCTTTATTGATTATTTTCAATCTCTTATCCTTTGTAGATGCATGGCAGTTTACAATCTTAACTTCTGGTACAAACTTAGCAGCATCTTCCATCCAAGCATTTTCAATGAGAATTAGCGGACAAACTACAAGCCATTTATGGTCGGGGTGGCACTGCAGGTCATCTCTTATGATTGCAAGACTAAGTGGTGTTTTACCAGTACGTGTATCAAAGAAGAAACAATACTTATCGCGTATCTCAGCAATCTCTCGACCAAGCTGTTGGTGGGTTTTTAACGTCAAGTGCTTGTTAACTACAGGACTCTTAATAGGCCCGTTAGTTAATAAATCGTCAAGGCGCCGCCTCGCATTTACTTCATTAAAATACAGATTACGTATCTGTTCAGGTAAAGTATGCGCATTGCTTTCATCAATATTGCGAAAGACTTTAAGCACCTCTGGTATATTTCGTATAGATAATGTTCCAACCGTTTTCTTACGGTTGTAATGAACTGGATAAAATTGTTCAAGTAGCGGCGCATCTTGGTTATCAAATGCTACCTCTATGCAATGCTTTGAGATTCGTAACTTATTGGCCATGATGTACCTCTGGTCTAAAATTTTATTATAAAATTATAGGATAAACGGTGATGGAGTCGAACCATCCCTCACGACTCGCGTCTTCCCATACCTGGTAACCGTTTATCCATAATGCAGGCTTTCCACCTACTCGCTGGTTTGGTAGTTGATGCGCCAACTCACAATGCTGTTTTACGTACACCTTCTCAACGGATTTAGAATCCGTGCCGTATACAACCTTACGGATTTGTTTCCACAGACTATTGTGTATAAGGCTTACCATCTACATGGACTCGACCTTATACACTCAATATCGCCTTTACTATTACTGTATGCTTGACCGAAAAGACTAAGCGGCCACTCTACTCCGTTACAGCTTGGACCCAACCATTAACAGTACTTGCGTCTGTTTGGACAGCTTCCTAAGTCAGAGCAGTTTGTAGACTTTTCTACACCCGTCTCTGCTCGAGTACTTAGCTCGTGTGGTGATGATAGTAGGAGTCGAACCTACACGGACTTTAACCAGCAATTCCTAAAACTGCCGCGTGCTACCTGTTTCGCCATATCATCATGTAAAAACGCCGAAACATGTGTTGCGGCGTTTTTAAGTTTTTCTCAGTGGAAAACAAGGACAGGTAATGAGAAACCCGAAAACACTGAGCGGAAACAATGCCAAGTAATCGGCGAGCTATTCCGACTACCAAAGAGATACAAAGCACCTACACAAGCTTATTGGGAGTTGGGCTTTTTCGATGTCCCACTTTATACCTCTTTGGTAATCGGCCAGCTATCTGGCCGATTATTGATTAAAGTTCACTTGCTGTATCTTCGTCAACAAGAACTGCTGCTACGTTGTCAGCTTCTACTTCAGGAGCAACAACGGGAGTTCTCTTAGCCTTTTCAGCTTTAGCAGCATCAAGACGCACCTGATTTGCATTGATGATTTCCTCAGAAGCACCTCTCTGCTTTGCCTTGTAAAGAACGGAGTTTGCATTGATGATTTCTCTCTTGAGCTGCTCATCTGTCATGTCTTCAAGAGCGATACCAGCGAGCTGGCCTCTTACCTTCTTTACCTTCTCGACTTCGAATGTCTCACCGCAGTGAGGGCAAGTTACTGTGAATTTGTTTGCCATAGTTTTGTTTCCTTTCGACTTAAAAATTTTTTCGAGGTTTCCCTCTTACATTTATATTATATCATAAAAATATTATTTTGGGAGCCCCCTTCCCTCACGGGTTTTCTACAAGAATTTTCTGGCGTTTTTATCTCAATTATCTCATTATCTTAGTTTTCTCAGTTATCTTAGTATAAATTTTTGGGGAGAGGCTTTACAAATAGAAAAATAGAAAAAAATTTTATTGAAGAGGGTGAAGAGTAAAAATGTATTGAGATAATTAAGAAAACTGAGATAATGAGATAATTGAGATAAAATATTATTATATGCTTATTATATTATATGTATATATTTACTTCTATAATGTCCTATATACTTATATAAAGTTCGTAGAGCCTTATGAGTATAAATCGCTTATTACATTTTACGTAAGTGTAGTTAGTTTATTAAGTGGCTAAAGAAAAACGCCGAGCATCTACTCGGCGTTTTTATTATTCTCCTCTGGTAGCTCTTTCGCAGTCCTCTTTAAGTTTGAGGTAGATAGCTTTAACCTCTCCATTACCGTGGAGCTCTTCTACATACTCTTTTCCTGCAATGAGTCGCTCACTCACTGGCACATGGTCCGCGGTGATGATGAGGCGCAGGATTGCTTTATACTGAGCATCGTCATGTTTGTCAAGCTTGTTTACTTTTACTTCAAGATTGTGTAGGAACGTGTATGCACTCTTGAACAGTTTTACTACATGCTTAATGAGTAAGCATATTGCTGTGATGGCCGTCGCAGCGCCGCCTATCTGTAAAATAATCTGTATGATATCCATTATCTACTCCTTGTTTAGTTCAATGTAACGGTACTAGATGAATCTACAATGTATAAGTATATCACACAGTCTGCTAATGGCAACGTTGTAGTTCTCAAAGTAACAATGCCGTCAGTAACGTCGACGCCTAAATAGCTCTGCGCCCACGCGCTCTGTGTTTCTGCGTATAGTGCAATTATATCACTTGCTCTTACAGCTGCAATATTAAGCACTTTTGTGTACGCTCCAGCTGAGCCTGACCAGCCACTAGCTGCTGCAGTTAAAGTAACTTTGTATCTATCAGGAGGAGGAATATCGCTACACTTATGACCACCTTTTCCAATAGTACCGTCTTCTCTTACTACTGCAACGAAGCACTCATCATCTGAAGCAGGTATCGTCCATGTACCATTTGATATCGTGAAGGCACTAAAATCTACAATACCATCAAACGATACAACCATAATATCGTTATTGTCGAGTAGATGAATATAGTTGCTGCCCTTAATAGCTTTCGTACAATCATATGTTTCAGTTCCTTTGTAAGTAACCTTAGGCATTAAGCACCACCTCCAGTAAGGATTCTACCACCAGTTCTTGTTATATATCCTGCAACATTTACAGATATGTTAGTTGAACCATAGCTTGCTATGCTGCCCTCTTCAGCAAGTATAGCATTTTCATTATCAGAGCCTGATAGCTGAAGCACATATACCATACTAGCACCACTAACCTGTACTGCAGCGGCAGATGAGGCCCTTACAGTAAGATTTGCATATATTCTACAAGAACTACAACCAAGAACGTATAAGCCTCTCATACTTCCAGACACAGTTATAGCTCCACTGCTTATAAGAGTGGCTCCATTGATGACTGTTACACCACCAGATGTAATGATAAGCTCTAGCGTTCTAATTTCGCATATAGAGCTATCTACTTCAAGCGACAGTAATGTTGCTACATAACCATAGTAGCCTGCAAGTGTTATTTTACCGTTACTGTAACCCTTAACTACAACGCGTTCGTTATAAGTGCCTGTGGCAACATATATAAGCACGTTATGACCATTCAGGTTTTTTGGTATAACGCTGAGAGCTTTTGTAATAGTCAAGTAAGGTAATGCTGATGAACCATCACCAATAGAGTCATCACCAGTAGGTGACACGTACAGCTCTATGTCGTTATTTACTTTAGTGGTATTATACAAGTCAAGAATATTGCCTTCTATTCTATTGAAGTCTGTATCGCGTACTCCATCCTGAGGCGACCAGTCTATTTTAGGTTCCATCCATGCCATATTTGTTCTCCTTAAGTATTAAGAGTAGCACTACCTGAAAGACCGCCGTCCCAAGTAAGCTCATGTCGCTTGATATTATAGCTGTTGTTAGGAGCAATACCGTCAAGCAAAAGAATAGGGTCATTTATTGTCAAAGCTATGTCGCCGCGGTACGTAACATCTACATCATAAATATCATTTGAAGATAATTCAAACAATCTTGTAGTTAAGTAATTAGCGAGAGCTTTTGTCTGTATAAAATCTGATGCAATGTCTCTTGTAATAGCACCATTTGACTTTATACTCATATCATCTCTTCTTGTAATGATAGATGTTGTAGATAGGTCGAGAGCATTACCATTACAAACAATAGAACGTACCTCACCAGTACCTGTAAAGCTAAACTCTATTCCCCAAGAGTAAGCTTTGTAGGTATATGAAACTGTACTGTCTTTATCTACTGTGACAGTAATATCAGACAGGTAAGGTTTATTGAAGTTCAATATACGAGTTGGTGTATCAACTACATCAAATTCAAAAGAGTCATTAACAAGCTCATCAAGCATTACTCTTGGAGTAACTACAGAAACGTTTATAAGGTTAGGCAACACTGTGTACAGAGAGCTATATGTCTTCTCTATAACGTTTGTATCATCTGACCATACATCTACATAAGTGTCAAAGTTAAGCTTCTGTGGCGCAGCTACAATTCTTCCCTGTCTATCACAGTAGATGTGCATAGGGTACGCTTCACTTATCTTACGAAGCGCCGCCGCGTGACTGCCATTAGCAAACCAAGCATAAGGTATTATTTCATCATACAGCTCATCAGCTACATTCCATTCAAGGAAGTCAAGAAGAAGCTTAGCATCAGTCAATACATAGTCTATCAGCTCACCAAGAGATTTATCTTTAAGTACCTGATGATTAGTAAACGAGGTTGTTCCTAACAATCCAATCGTATCAAAACCAGTAACAGATGCTGTAAGACTGTTAAACGGTACGTCCCAGCTATAAGACCAGAATGTGCCAAGCTTATACCACTCTATTTCATCACCGTCTACTTTAGTTCCTAACCAAGGTTCTATCTTACGGTTACGCTGAAGCTGTTTAGCAACAGGCGACAACTGATTATTGAAGTTAAAGTCCTTATTAACGTTATCAAGAACTACAACAATCTCATTAGCAGATACGCCGCCGAGTGCCTCAACCTCATCTTCGTAAGTAAGCTCTTCAAGTAAGTGCATACTTATAAGATTACTTTCATCCTGATAACCGACGTATGTTACAGTTGAGAATGTAGGTATGTCAAGTACAACTACAGGGTGCCCACCCTTTGTAACTTTGTAGAAGTCTATTCTAACAGATACTGCTTCAATAAATGCTCTATCCTGTAATAATACAACTATAGCATCTTTATTATCTGTAATGCTCACAGTTTCTGATACACCTTGCGAATTGGTAAATGTAACATCAAAGTTTTCAGCAACGCTGCCGTGTGAGTCATCAAAGTAAATAGTGAATCTAAACAATGGTTTAGGTGGGAATTTTATTAAGATGAAAGGCGTGCCACTAAGATATCCATTCGCGTCACTAACTATGTCAGATGTCCAACCAACCTGATTGTCAATTGACGTAGGATGGTATGTACCAGTTAAATCATTTGAGTACAAAGTGAAGTAGAGGTTATCTACTTCAGTATCATTATCAAGCAGCTGCATTAAAGCACTGTTATAAGCCTCAGGGCTTGCATCTATACTATCTACACCACTGTCAAGCATAGGGTCAGTATATGTAATAGCTACTTTACCGTAAATACGACGAGATGGTGCTTTCATTACGGTATGAATTTTAGCTATGTCACTACCATCTTGTAGAACATTTATAATTTCTGCCATAGAAGCACCACCTCCAGTTATTATTATTGTTCAATTAAGTTAAAGGTAACGTTTTTCCATACCCAGTTGGGACCACGCGCAGCGCCATTATGAAGCTCGGCTGGTATAGAACCTACATACACCTGTGCACTCTTTGGTGTACCCTGATAAGGATATTGTAACGTAAAGAATAATGCATCTGAGTCCCATATAGCTTCAAGGATTCTATCTAACTCAGGCGCCGCTATTGCTTCATATGTGAAGTAGAACTTATGCTTTTTAGCTATAAGGTCACCTGTCATAGAAGCATTAGACAGACGCGTCATTGTAGTTACATTATATCTCTCAATCTTGAAAGAGGATGGATTCTTTATGGTAATACCGTTAATAATAAATGCCATTTATGCCAACCCCTTTCTAGCAAGTTCTTTAGCTTCATAAAGCTCGAATTTCTTGTAAAGCTGTTGCAAGCCTCTCTCATCAGCAATGAGTGTACCTACATACATAGGAGGCAAGCTGCTAGCACCACCATTGTTAACAGCCATAACAGGAAGCAGACCCTGAAGTATACCATCTGAAATAGCACTAACGAATGGCTGCATTGCTGTATTATCTTCAAGAGGAATTACGGCTTCTGCCTTGTTTCCTTCAGCAAAGCGGGCAATGTGCTCTCTATTAAAGATACCACCTTTAGCATGTCCACTTAACTTGGCGTAGCCACTCACACCTTGCAGGCTATTAACGTCACCTATAGATACTTCTTTATCGCTCCATATGCTATCCCACCATTCAGATATCTTGTTGCCTATGTTAACGAACCAGTTTCCTATATCTCGGAATAAGTTACTAAACCAAGAGCTTATGATATCCCAGCCTCTTCTCCAGTTGGAAGCGTCCCAAATAGAACTCCACCAATTCTTTACACTAGCTTTAGTATTATTGACCCAGTTAACCATACTTGAGGTAGTCTCACTAAACCAATTTCTAAAGCGTGAAAGTGTGTCAGATATCCACGTTTTGAATGTACTGATTGTATCATTTTTCCACGCAGTAAACTTTGTAATTGTTTCAATAGCAAAAGTTGCAATAAATGAAGCTGCGTCACGGGGCCACTCTTTAAGTCTAGTTAAAGTATCACTAATCCATGTAGCTATGCCATTCTTAGTTTCTACAAACCAGTTAGCAAATGTGAGAGCTGTATTTTTAACCCAGTTTGTAAAACCATTCTTAGTTTCTACGAACCAATTAGCTATGCTTAAAGCAGTTTCTACAATCCAGTTCTTTATACCATTCTTAGTTTCTACAAACCAAGAAGCGAAGCTCGCTATAACAGCTGTTGCCATATTCTTAAAACCTAGCACTGTCTCAGCAATCCAGGCTGCTATACCTGCTGTTGTTTCAACAAACCACTCTGTTACATTATTCCAAAGGTTACTAAAGAATTCACCAAGTGCTTCTGTTATACCGGAGTTATTGAGGTACTCTATAAGCATTGCACCTAAGGCACCTATTGCAGCGCCTAACGTAGCACCAGCCTTAGCCATTGGTATAACTGTTCCACCGGCAAAAACACCTACAATGGCACCAATTATCATTCCAGCAAGACCGCCAAACAGCGCACCGTTTGATGCAGCGCTTACACTTGCAAACATATTACCCAAACGTTTGCTTATGTCAGTCTCTGCATCACCAAATATAGCATCGAATGTACCACCAAGCATGCCACCAATAATAGCACCATACTTAGCACCTGTAAGAGCACCTGCTAAAGTCTTTGTAGCAAATGCACCGAGTATCATACCGGCAAGGCCGCCAACAAGAGCTCCTTCAGCACCACCCCATACTATACTAGTAATCTTATTCTGAAGTTCTCGTTCAAAAGAACCAAATACACCACCAAGAGCACCACCTACAAGGCTACCTATTGCCGCACCATGCTTAGCACCGGTAAGAGCACCTTTAAGAGTCTTTGTAGAAAATGCACCAAACAGTAAACCTACAAGGCCACCAACAAGAGCACCTGTGGCACCGCCAATCATAAGGCCTTCAATAGCATTACTAAGTTCTTCTGTAGCTCCTGCCCAGAAAGCACCTATGCCAGCACCTGCAAGGCCGCCTATTGCTGCACCATACTTAGCACCTGTAAGTGCACCGTCGAGTGTCTTAGTAGCAAAGGCACCTATAATCATACCGATTAAGCCGCCTGCTAAAGCACCGCCAGAACTAGCAACGGCAATCTTTATAAGAGACTTTTCCATCTCTTTATAAGTATCAGTCCAGAAGCCTGCAAAAGCAGCACCAACAACTGTACCTATCTTAGCACCATATTTAGCACCTGTAAGGGCACCAGCCATAGTCTTTGTAACAAGACCACCAATAGTAAAACCTACAAGGCCTCCTATAAGAGCGCCCATGGCGCCACCACTTGCGATAGTCTTAATAGACTCCCACAAGCTATTATATAAAGTATTAACGAAATCATTAGCGTAAGAGCTGAGGTCAGGAATCTCAGGTATCAAAGCACTACCTAAGCCACCAAGAGCATCAGATAAGTCACCTATACCATCGAGAACGCCGCTTCCGAGACCAGAACCGGCACCTTCGTCATCATTAAGTTTGAATACTTCATCAAATGATAACAAGCTCTTGCTAGCCTTCTTAGCTGCATTTCCTGCGCCATCTATGGCATCTTCAGTATCTTTGGCGCCATCTTCCATTTCATTCCAGAACTTATCGGCAGCATCAGTACCTGAGTTCATAGCGTCTTCAACCTGAAGAACATCATCTGCAGTCTTGCCACCTATACTGATTGAATTGAAAGAGTTTATCAAGTTAGATATAGCACTATTTGTATTCTTAGCATTGGAAGCAACTCCAAGCAATACTGCTCCGAGTACTGTTAAGCCAGCAATTATAGGATGCTTTGTTAAAACAGTTGTTAAGAACAATACTGCCTTAGCTACATCTACAATGATGACTTTAAGTACTGATATAGCAGCAGCACCCATAGCGTGTATCTTAAATAATAACCAGCCGCCTGCGGCAGCAACAAGAGCACTTGTAAGAACATGTAATACATTGCTATTTGCTGAAATAGTACGTAAGAGTCCTACAAGAGCGGAACTAGCAACATTTAATACCCCTAAGAATAGAGTAAATGCATCTATAATGCCACCTAAGAACTGCTTTATATACGGCCACATGGTCGTAAAGTGAGCTATCATAGTTGATATAGTATTCTTAAGAGTAGCGATTAGTGAACGAATACGATTCTGCCATTCTTCGCTAGGTACAAGATGCTCAAATACGCCACCCAAACCAGAAGTCTGATATATTTCATATATTTCATTCAAACTATTGGCAATGTAGTTGGCAAGAGATTTGTAGAATGTTGTAACAGGCGACATGATATCTGCACCCATAACTTTCAAGCTATCTACAATCTTATTATTCAGACCTCTTATGGTCAGCACGGCGGCGTCCGCAGTCGCACCGAACGTCTCATTGGCATACTCGATAATGGCGTTAATAGCTTCAGCAGATGAAATACCGAGGTCACCTACTCTTCCAAGCTCCTCTTCTGTCAAGCCTAACTTGTCACGAAGTATGTCATAGATAGGTGTATAAGCATTGGCTAACTGACGCATTTCTTCTGCTTTCAGTGTGCCCTTAGCATTTATCTGACCTATTGCAACTGCAAGTCGCTCAAGCGCCGCCGTGTCACCTGAAATAGTACCTATGTTTGTAAGACCTTCAATTATATACATTAAGTTCTTATACTCAATTCCATAGGCTGAAAGTTTACGTGCCATACCTTCTATATCAGAGTACTCGAATATTGTATCAATTGAATACTGCTTTAAAGTGTCTATAAAATCTGATGCTAAGTTTGAATCACCAAACAATGCACCATATGTAACATTAGCATAGTCAAGATTCTCATTAAATTCCCACAATGCACTTGTAGCTTCTCTTATGGAACGCGTAATGCCATAGAATGTCTGAGAAATTGTCATACCAGCTACAATTCTGGCAACGTCTCTAGCACCGAGACCTACCTTATGTAGCCTGTCATTTAACCTAGTATAGCCCTCGATAAGCTTATCTGCAGAACCTTCTTTTGTTACTGAGGCTAGCTGTGAAGAGAAGCGCTGCGCTTGTCTACGAGCGTTATTCATAGCACGTGTAAAACCAGCTATATTAAGCCTCAAATTAGCTGTTAAATCTGCAAATGCCATAATCTCTTCACCACCCCTTAATTTGGTCTATGTAGCCAATAGGAGGACTAGGTTTAGACTGCCCATTGCTACCTTTGTTATTATTAGTACCATACATCTGACGTGTAACGTCTTCATGTACGTGTATCTGTGTATCAAATTGCCTTGGTGTCAAGCTCCATACTTCTCTTTCAGTATAGCGTAACCACACTCTTCCGACGTATAGTATGTAAGGCCAATCCCAACCGTCTCGGTTGGGATTGGTATTAACATTTTGTACGCCGGCTGGCATTAGTTTGGGACTGTACCGTCCTCGTTCTTATCAGGCATGTCTTCTTTGAAAGCAACGTTAAGCTGGTCCATAATTTCAGCCATGCACTGTGTATCTATAAGATTACCGACTTGCCTTTCAGTAAGACTTTCATCAGCATGGATAAGACCTGCCCAAAGCACGAAACGAACAGCTTTAATGCTGCCTTTATCGAGCGCTTTGAAAGCATTATCTACAGAGCCATACTTATCTTCCATCTCGGCCAAAGCATTGAGAGTGAATCTAAGTTCACGCTCAACGCCGTCATTAAGAGTAATAGGTGTACCTTTACTTCTTGCATTGTTAAGATTCGACATATTATTATCTCCTATTTATAACGGAATTATTTTTGCTTATTAAGCGTCTGCTGCGGTGGGCATTACAGGAGCTGTAAACCAACTAGTGATAACAGAAGAATCTGCATTTTCGTTATCCTGGTCAATCTCGTACTTCCAAGGACGAACGTTCTTTGTACCTATCTTGTAAGAGAAGTTCAAGCGAGCAAAATTACCTGTGATAGTATCAGACTGGAAGTTGATGCTATCGCCCTTAGTCTCGTTAGCGTCTTCAGGTTCTGTGAACTTGCCCTTGTAAAGCCATACATAGCGGTATTTACCGTTAGACTTAAGTGTACGGAAGCCAACAGCAACGAAGGGAGCTACGTCAGAGTCGCCATATACAAGACCACCCTTGGAATCAATCTGATGACCAAGAAGGTCTGCCTTATTCTTTGTAGTAAGCTCGTTCTTCTGAATTTCTACCTCAATCTTACCGAGAGTAGAAGCGGTTTCCATAGGACCATCATCTGCAAAGAGAGTTTCTACAGAACCGTTAGGATTGATGTTAACTGACATAACACCGGGAGCTTTTACTACTTCACCGTAAGTAGGCGCCTGCTCGGGTGTATCTTCAGCAGTCATGGGTGCGTACACGAGGTTGTCACAACCAATTCTTGTAGCCATATCGTATATCCTCCTAATCTATAGTAGTAGTTATTCCAAGATTGAAACTGTAATGAGTACGGTCTCTATTATCTTGTGAAAGTTTGAAGGGAAACTGTCTTATATGGAACTGTCCCCAACGAGTAGGTGTTAAGTCTATACGCTGCGCATCGTCATATTTACGAAAAGCACTAAACAGCTCATCAGCTTTAGTCTTAGCAGCTGCTGCGCTTTTGTTACGAACTACAACCTGTACAGACCTATGAACCACCTGTGTGAAAGGTGATACTGGGTCACCTTTATATTCATGTAGTGAAATTATATTGTCAGGCTCATCTGGCTTAAAGTCACGGAAAGCATCTATGCCATCACCCTGCACTAAACCATTAGCCTGCAGATATGTGATTATATCTTCGAGTAATGTCATAAAGCCTCCTACTATGAATCCATTGCAGCCTTAACGTTGTTAATCACTGTACGAGGGAATCTACTCGTAGCGTAAGCTCTAATAGGATTCTCTAAGAACTTTGCGTTACCTTGTATGTGTAATGCAGTTAAGTCCTCGTGTACAGCTGCCATGTAGGACGATGCTCTTCTTCCAGTTTTAGGATTGACTGGGTCACCATTGCCACCGTAGCCTATTACAGCTTTCCAGCCAGTCTTATAATGACCTGTAATTTCCCAAAACTGACTAAGAGCTAGTGTTTCTGTATCACGCGGTACTTGGTTTAAGCTGTCTTCAGAAATTGCGTTACAAGCTTCTACAAGAGCTTTTCTTGAACCGTTACCAACTTTAGATATCATAGCTTCACAAGCATAGTTAAAGCTTTTCATCTGCTTATCTGATATATCTAAGCTGACACGCATTATACATACACCACCTTTAGGTCAGGCTGTCCTTCACGGAAGTACGTTCCTATAGCATGAATAGGTAACCATACTCCATCAACAAGAACCTCGTCAAGTATAGACACATTATGATGACCATCAATGTAGTAGTGACTACTGGACAGTACTTCAACGCCTAATGAGTTACGCACAAGCTTAAACTCATGGACTGGATATGAATCTATAATGACAGCAGGTTTGAAGTGTTTATCTCCAGTGCCATCCCTTTTATCAAAGGGTTTAAACTGAGTAGGTATATCAAGCCAGTCTTTGATGCTGTCAAACATATTACCACCTCTTACGCCACGGAGGATTGTTTTGCATACCCTTGCTAAACACTTTAGGATAAGAGTAGCGAGGTATTGAAATACCTCCTGAAACAAGCTTCTGTTTATAAGCAGCAGCTTGTTCTTCAAAGAACTTTAAGCGGGATGTAGGGTCTTCTGACTGAGGACCTAATGAGCGCTTAATAGCTCTTGAAAAGATTGTTGCGGCCTGTCTGAATAAGGTATAGCGAAGAAGATTATCGTCTTCACCTGACTGAGAAATGATGTAGTTTATTTCCTCATCTTGTAAAATAGGATGCTTATCGTCCGTATCGCCGATTAAGAATCTACACTCATTAAGCTTACTCTCGGACGGGTCGCCAGTATAGGAAAACGACATCAAATCACCTCCTTAAATCTGGACAGTTACCATCTTAGGCTTTTCAGGCTCTACATTCTCAGATTCAACATGCTGTTCTGTTTCGGTTTCAACAATCTGTTCTGTATCAGTGCTCTGCTCCACTTCAACATTCTGTACCACTTCAACATTCTGCTCTGTTTCATCTGTAGCTGCTTCTACCTTGGTAAGGTCTACACCATATTTAGCCTTAAAGTACTCATTCCACCAATTAAAGTTGTACGCGTCAACTTCAATGATGACTTTGTCTTTAAGACGAGTTTTGAACCATTTGATATTTCCGGGTTCAACAATGGAACCCGGTAATATCATCTGATTGTAATTTCTGAATGCTCTCTTGGCTACGTACATTAGCCTACGATATCCTTGAAGAAGCATCCAAGGTCCGCGCAAACCTGCTTAGCGTCGAAAGCAATCTCACCTTCGATACGCTCAGTGCCGAGACCAAGCTGGTCCATAGGAATACGTACGATACGGTTACCGTATGCACCAGAACCCTCAAGGCCTGTCCAAGCAAAGATATAACCTGCGGAAGGCTTCTTAAGAGAAGGTCTGGGGTTAGAGTAGCAAAGGAGTGCATTCTTACCCATGATGAAGTTGATAGCATCTGCTGTGCCCTTAGCTGCGGAGTTAACTACAGCCCAAGCAACATAAACGTGCTCAACCTCAAACAATGTTGCGAGAAGGTCAGCTGTTACGATGCCCTTCTGTGTGTACTTGATACGGTCAAGGATATCCTCATGGTTCTTAAGAGCGTTGAACGCATAGGGAGAAAGAACCAATGTATTGGGCTTATAACCGGTCTCTGAAGCCATTGCTACAGCTGCATCTGTAATGTCCTTGATAGGATTGGATGTAGGAAGGTCCCAAAGAAGTGTCTCGTTAGCGCCGGGAGTAGCTTCCTTACCAGCGATTTCCTTACCCCAAACACCAGCCTTGAAGAACTTAGAAGCCCACTCCATCTCACGACGAACAAGCATCTTCTGGGATACGAAGTCGGAAGCATCTGTATCTGCATCAAGGGGTTCGTCATAGTTAGC